CCTAATGGGACAAGTATTGATGACTGTATGGGCGTGGCAATCGAGAAATACGTATCAATTCATAAGGTTGTTGAAGGTATTGAACGTGGAATCTACCGCAAGGTTGACATCACCCCAACCTATGAAGACACTGACCTTGAGCCAACCCAAGAGGTTAGCCAGTATCAGGACGAAAAGGTGCTTTTGCTGACCTATTACGGTCTTGTGCCTCGTGAATACCTGAACAATTTGGAAGAAAACAAAGAAATTGTCGAGTTGTTCCCTGAAAATTCAGCCGCTGAAGACTACACAGACATGGTTGAGGCCATTGTGGTCATTGCCAACGATGGTTTGTTGCTCAAAGCTGAAGAAAACCCTTACATGATGAAAGATCGTCCAGTCTTGAGCTATCAAGATGACACGATTCCTAACCGTTTGTTGGGTCGGGGTACGGTTGAGAAGGCTTTCAATATGCAAAAAGCTATTGATGCCCAGACTCGTAGCCATTTGGACTCTTTGGCACTGACCACCAGCCCCATGATTGCAATGGATGCAACTCGTTTGCCTCGTGGTGCTAAGTTTGAGGTCAAGCCCGGAAAAGCTATCCTTGTAAACGGTTCTCCCACAGAGATTTTGATGCCATTTAAGTTTGGCGAGACAGACCCTAACAACTTGGCAACCGCCAAAGAGTTTGAGCGTATGTTGTTGCAAGCTACTGGCACTCTTGATTCTCAGGGAATGGTTAGTAATTCTGCTCGTGATGGTGATGGTATGTCTATGGCTGTAGCCACCATCATCAAGAAATACAAGCGCACACTGGTTAACTTCCAAGAAGACTTCCTGATTCCATTCATCAAGAAGGCGGCTTTCCGCTATATGCAGTTTGACCCAGAGCGTTATCCCTCTGTGGACATGAATTTTGTGCCTACTGCCACCTTGGGCATCATTGCTCGTGAGTATGAGCAACAGCAATTCATTGGTTTGTTGCAGACTCTTGGCCCTAATACTCCTGTTTTGCCGATTATCTTGAAGGGCATCTTGTCCAACTCTAGTTTGACTAACCGCTTTGAGTTGATTGCGGCTTTGGATGAGATGAGCAAGCCTAATCCTCAAGCACAGCAGATGGAGCAGATGCAAGCAGAGTTGGCTATGCAAGCGGCACAGGCTCAGATTGCTGTCCAGACTACTCAGGCTGAAGAAAACAAGGCAAATGCTGTGAAGTTGTCGATGGAAGCACAGTTGATGCCTCAAGAGATTCAGGCTAAAGTCCTTGGCGCAACGACTAAGAACTTGCCAAATGAAGATGAAGCGGCGGCTCGTGAGTTTGACAAGCGAGTTAAGATTGCTGAACTGATGTTGAAAGAAGCCGACATCAAGAACAAGTCTAAGATTGTTGAGTTGCAGATGGCAGACAAGAATAACAAGATGGCTGGCATGGAAGAAGACTTCCTTAACCAACTGACACAACAATTGAATGCTTCCCAGACAGGAATCGAACAATGAATGTCGAAAATCTTGCCAAGGAGTTAATCCTTAAAAACATGACTCCAGAGCAGCAGATGGCTGTTTTGGATTCTGTTCGGCAGTCTGTTGCTCAAGCAAAAGAAGTGCAAAAGCGCAAGATTGGTGAGAATGTTGACCTAGTTGTTCAGGCTCTAAAGAAGATTGAATCTGACATTCGTTCACGCTTTGACGATGTGGGTAACTCCATTGAAAAGCGTGTGGCATCCATCAAAGATGGTCGTGACGGTATCAACGGCAAGGATGGTCGAGATGGAAAAGATGGAAGATCAGGCAAAGATGGCGCTAAAGGTGATCGAGGTGACGCTGGTCGAGATGGGCGTGATGGAGTGGATGGTGTTGACGGTGTGTCTGTTACCGCTGCTCGCATTGATTTTGACGGTAGCCTTGTTATTACACTGTCTTCTGGTCGTGAACTCAATGTTGGTGAAGTTGTTGCTCCTGATCTTGCAGAACGCATCAAAGTCATTACTAATGGTGGCGGTACTTCTCAGTCTGTACTTGATACTCTAGCTTCTCTCCAAACCCAGATTAACAATCTGATTCCTAGCCAGACAGGAAACTCAGGAAAGTTCTTAACTACCAATGGTTCTACCCTTTCATGGGGTAATGTTGCTGGTGCGTTGAATTACCAAGGAACATGGAATGCGTCTACAAACTCTCCTACTCTTACTTCTAGTGTTGGGACAAGTGGCTACTATTATGTTGTTGACACTGCTGGTTCTACAAACCTAAATGGCATCACTGACTGGAAAGCTGGTGATTGGCTGATTTTCAATGGTTCTACTTGGCAGAAGATTGACCAGAGTTGGGCTATTGCTGGCGCTAACGACAACATCACTTCCATGACTGGTATCACAGGCGGTATCTCATCACCTGATTTCATCCAGTTTGACACTGCCGCAACTGTTACAAATGCAACTGGTAAGTTGTATTACAACGCTGAAGATCAATTCCAAACATTGTCATTCCAGATGAATGGCAATCAGGTTCAGCACATTGGTGAAGAACTGTATTACAGGGTTAAGTTGTCTTCTGGGGCAACCAAAGGCCAAGTGTTGATGTTCACTGGTACTCTTGGCGCTAGTGGTGGATTGACAGCCGCACCAGCTACAGGGTTGCAACCAGAACAAGCAAGCTACATTCTTGGTGTTGCCGCTGAAACTGGCTCTACAAATGATTGGGTATTTGTCACGACTTTTGGTGAAGTCAAGTCAATCAATACGACTGGTGGAGCAGAGAGTTGGGCGCAAGGTGATGTCCTTTACTACAACCCATCTGTCACAGGTGGTTTGACCAAGACCAAGCCAGCAGTGCCTAATGCTATCTGTCTTGTGGCGGCTGTTGTCCATGTTGGCTCATCAAATGGCGTATTGTTTGTTCGTCCTACCTATGGCTCTGTCTTGGGTGGAACAGATGGAAATGTGAATTTCACATCATTAGCATCTGGCAACACCTTGATTTACGATGCTGTGGCTGGTGTTTGGGAAAATGCTTTTCTGACTGATGGCACAGGTATCAGCATTACTGAAGGTGCTGGTTCTATTACCATTACCAACTCTGCCCCTGACCAAACTGTTTCTTTGACTGGTGCGGGTACTACCTCTATCAGTGGTACATACCCTAACTTCACTGTTACCTCTAACGATCAATATACAGGGACGGTTACATCTGTAACTGGAACATCTCCTGTTGCGTCTAGTGGTGGAGCTACTCCAGCTATTAGCTTGTCTTCTGGTTATGGGGACACTCTAAATCCATACGCATCCAAGACTGCTAACTATGTGTTGGCATCTCCTAATGGTTCTGCTGGAGTGCCTACTTTTAGGGCATTGGTTGCGGCTGATGTTCCTACATTGAATCAGAACACAACAGGGACTGCGGCATCAACGCCTAAACTGCTTACTACCAACTTTACAATTGAGGAGTCTGGTGGTAAGTTGCTGTTCAAGTATGGGGCAACGACAATTGCTTCTATGTCTTCAACTGGAATCATCACTTCTGCAACAAACATTGTTGCAAATGGAACACCTTAAAGGGGGTATTAGAAAATGGCAGTCTCACTAGTAAGCACAGGGGTAACGTTCCCTGACAATTCAACGCAGACCACTGCGGCTACTGGCTTTGGGTTTAAAAACCGCATCATCAATGGCGCAATGGTTATTGACCAGAGGAATGCGGGGGCGAGTGTGAGTCTGTCTGCTGTTGCACAATTCCCAGTAGATAGATTTACTTTACGAATGGACGCATCGTCTGGTTCTACTGCGGCAAGATCAACTGTTGCACCATCTGGTTTTATAAATTCACTGCTAATTACTGTGGGTACAGGCGCAGCACCAACAGCAGCGCAGGTCGGTTTCATTGACCAGCGTATTGAAGGTTTTAATGTTTCTGACCTTGCATGGGGGACTTCTGCTGCCCAGCCAATTACAATTTCTTTTCAAGTAAGAAGTTCAGTAACAGGAACATTTGGAGCTTCGGTTAGAAACTCCGCAGTGACCCGCTGCTATGTTGCTTCATACACAGTAAACAGTGCAAACACTTGGGAAACAAAAACCATAACCATTTCTGGCGATACCAGTGGCACATGGCTGACTGATAACGGTGTCGGAATCTATTTGTCTTTTGATACTGGTGAGGGTTCTAACCGAAGTGCGGCTGCTGGTTCATGGCTGTCTGCCAATACTCCTGGGTTATCCGGCGGCGTCAAAATATGCGCAACCACCGGAGCCACCTTCTACATCACAGGCGTTCAACTGGAAAAAGGCTCAACAGCAACGAGCTTTGACTACAGGCCTTATGGTACTGAGTTGGCTTTGTGTATGCGGTATTTTGAGATTTATACAACCTCATCCGGCTCAACACAAAATTTGTATCTTGGGTATGCGATAGGAGGCAGTAATGCGTGGTCGATGGGACCGTTAATGTTTCAAGTTGCGAAACGAGCTACCCCTACGGTGACTGTTAGTAACCTTGCTGGAAGTAACTTTTCTGGGCCAACACCAAATCCAAGCATTAACTACACGGTGCTTCAATTTACTTCCGCATCAGCGGGAAACACACAAGTGAACACCGCAAATGGTAATACTTGGTTAACCGTAGCATCGGAGTTGTGATTATGTATCAAATTATTAAAGACCAAATTTCTGGTGAAATACAGTGAAGGAAACTAACTGGCTTGTAGTGCTTGCAATGCTTGTAAAATTTACCGCACTTGCTGTTAGGTTTGAACTATTAATCATTTGACCAATAAATCCGCTTGCTGTGCTTGCCACAAGCCCTGTTGGAGTTGCTCTTGCTGGAACAGGGAAATTAATTACGCAACGTAAATCTGTTGTTGTGTTTGAATAGCACTGACCAAAAGATTGATTTTGACCAACAATGCCACCAAAATAGGGCAGGTAGCGTTGGCAAAGCTGAAGTTCTGTGCCATACAAACGCTGTTCAAACGGTGTGGCGGTAGTGCCTTTTTCAAGTTGCACACCTGTGATGTAGAAGGTGGCGTTGTTGGTTTCAATCAATTTGACTGAACCTGTTACAGAAAAAACATTTCCACCAGCCCACGCTCCAGCAGTTCCGCTGAATGCAGAACCAACGCCATAACTGAATGTTATGTTTAACGCCGCTGTATTATCTGTAGCCCATGTTCCAGTCGTGTCTCCAGCAATGGTTACGGTTTTTTGCTCCCATGTATTTGCTGATGAAATTGTGTAACTAAACGGATAGCTTCTGTTCGCAGTACCATTTCTGATAGATCCGCTAAATGCTCCAGTTAGACTAGAACGAACCCAAAAGGAAATAGTTATTGCAGTGGCTGATGCAGTGCCAAAAGCAAAATCT